AAGCGGGTTACAAATGTTTGTTAAGCGCGTTGAATTTGATGCGGAATATGTGGCAATGCTTAAAGAAGAAGTGATTAAGTTCTTAGCCGAACTTGATGCCAAAATTAGTAAACTGAATGAAAGATTAAACCATGTCAACTAAATTAGATTTAATCGCCGTAGTGGGCGAATACACCGATGCCCAAGGCAACAACAAAAAACGCTTTGCCAAGGTTGGTACGCTTTGGGATAAAGGGCAGGGCATTAGCCTAAAGATTGATAATGTGCCGCTTAATTGGGATGGTTGGCTTAGTGCTAAACCGCCGCTAGAACCCAAAACAACCAAGCAATCCGCGCCTGTATTTGATGACGATGCGCCCTTCTAAATAAAAACGGGGGAAATTAAGTACCCCAATTTATAGGACATTACAAAATGAACGATTTATTTGAAGAAGAATATTTAGCCAAGATTAGTGCAGATTATTTAAAAGTTTTGCAAAACGATGGCGGCAATTGCCCATGTTGTAAACGCTTCGGAAAGTTCAACGGGTTTACCATCACGCATAAGAACGCGCAAGCATTGATTTGGATTTACAAAAGTGCGGGCGTTGATGGTTGGGTAAACACCGCTAAAAATGCACCACGTGAATTTATGCGGGCTAAAACTTTTACCAATATGCGTTATTGGGAATTGATTGAAGCGCACCCAAACGATAGAAAAGACGTAAAGGGTTCGGGCTATTGGCGCATCACGCAAAAAGGCATCAATTACATTAACGGGCAAATGCGCTTGCCTAAAAAAATATTTGTTTACAACCGTAAATTAGTCGGCTACGGTGAACAACAACTTTACTTTAAAGAATGTTTTAAAGAATACTTTAATCTTGAAGAAGCAATGAATACACGGTTTTATTTAGAATCAACTTAAAAACAAAGCGCGTTCGGCCTGTCTGCGTTTGACTAACCCTTTTACTTCTTTGCCACCCGCTTTTGTCCATGACATAAAGGCATCAGCGGCGGCATCCCATTCACCACGATTTACTTTTATGCGAATGGTAGAACGCTGATAGTTTCCAAGCCCTGCGTTGTATGCAAAAGAAACAATAGAGTCGAATTTGCTTTGATGACCAACCAAATTAGGGCTAAGTCTAAGAACACCACGTTCAAAAATATCAATGTCCATTTTGAACAAATCGACCAATTCCGATTTTTCCCACGCACGGTTATCCCCTTCTTTTAGTTGATAGTCGCCACGGATTAAACCCGTGTAACCTTCTTTACGAATGTTTGGCAAGGCTAATTGGTCGCTATACATTGCGTGACCGTAGCCTACTGTCCAAATCGCGGCACTACACCGATACGGGCGCGTTCTGTAGCCCTCAAAGAAGTGCATTAAATGTTCGCCTTCTTTGCTGATTTTCATTTTTTGTTCCACCCGCGTGAACCAAACCAAAAACCAATGATGCCGCCAAGCATAGCCATTTCATCCGAACTAAAAATAATGTCGGACAAACGAATTAAATCATCCATGTTTTGCACAAGGCTAGGGCGCGTATAAATGTAGTACGCAATCCAAGCATTGATAGCACAAAGTTCAAAAACAAAAATGTAGGTAATTGTTGGGCGCACCGTGCCAACATAATTAGCAACCCAAGTAGATGCGCGTTCTAAAACCTTTTCATCATGCTTTAGTGCCGCTTCCGTCATTTGTGCTTCTGTTTCCATTGCAATTTGGTCGGTGCGGATTTCTTCAATACGCGCTTGGGCGGCAAATCCCGCGGCGGCTAACTGTAGTTCGCGTTCTGTTTGCATCCTAGCCAAAGCAAGTTCATGCGCTTGGTCGGCTTTGTTTTGAAAGTAATCAAGTAGTTTTGGCAAACCCGAAATGAGTAAACCGCCAAGTGTAGAAAATAGTGAAAGCATTACAGTCCAATCATTCCAAGAAGTTTAGAAACAATCTTATCTGCTAAAGAATCAGGAATAAACTTCAGCAAACCAAGCACCCATATCACGATACATAACCTAACAAAGATTTTGAGGAATTGGTCAAATTGTTTTTGGTACTCATTCACCGCCCGCACCTTGTCGTAGCGCATAGTTCGGCAATTTGTGTAAGCCCCCAACCTACCGCGCCAATAAACATAACAATAACAACAATCGCAACCGCCCATTGCATTTGTTCGGCTTCTAAATCTTTTTGGCGTTGTTCTTCTTCTTTGGCTTTACGGGCGGCTATGGCATCATCTCTATCCATTTCAGCGGCGCGGGCTTTAATCTTATTCCAAACGTCTATGTTTCCCGTTTGCATATAAAGCAATTGCAATTGGGATTCCAGTTTTGCGGTTTCCATCAACGCATTTTCTATTTGCATTGCAATGCTAAAGTTGGATTTGTTGCCCGACCTTTTGGCTTCAACCATTGCCTTGGTTGCTTGGCTACGCGCATCAAATAGTTTGCCAACAACGCCCGCTAAACCGCCTAAATCGTTTGCAATCTTGGCGGCTTTACGAACTACTGCTATTGCGCTTTGTAGTCCTTCTAATGCGGTTATGGGGTCTATCATTTGCGTACAACTTTCACCCACTCAAGGCAAACAACTTTGCGGTTATAAACATCACCCGACCATGCCCATCGGATACAACGGTATTCTGTCTTATCAGATGCCGCTTGTGATGCTGATAGAAAAACCACAAGCAACCAACGCATTTACCCCCACCCTGCCCAAGCAATGATGTATGTGCCAAAAATGACAAATGCCACAATGCAAACCGCCGCTATAAATGCAACGGCGTAGTCTTTCATTTCAAATGCACCAATGATGAATAAATCACGCCCGCCATGCCAAACAACATAGCCCCGCAAGCCTTAATAATAATGCCTTCTAATCGCTTTATACGCGCACAAAGCATTTCATAACGCAATGTGCATATTTCTTCATGGGCTTCTAATTGTGTCGGCATTTTCGACCTTATCAAAGGTTTTGTAATCGGCATCCATAAATTGCATATTGTTTCGCAATCTTTGGTCATCAGGTGCTAATTTTATGGCTTCTTGTAAAAGTTGTGTTGCTTCTTCTTTTAGCCCAAGATGCCAAGCAGAAATGCTACCCAAATCCCAAGGTTGTGCGCCCCATACATCAGGGTTCATTGTATAAACCAATTGTTTATCTTTTATTTCAAGTGCCGATTTTGCCGCAGAATAACATTCGACCCAAAGGCTACGGCGGTAGCAGAACATTGCCAATTCGCACCAAGGTTCGCGGGTGTTAGGGGCTTCGGCAATTGCTAGGCGATACCACTTATGCGCTTCTACCGATTGCCCTAGTTCTTCATGCGCCTTACCCAACAAACGCATTGCATAGCATCGTTCGTTTTGCCAAGTGGCTTCGGGCATTGCAAGGTACTTATTAAGGGCGGTAATCGCATCGTGCCAACGCGCATAGAAAGTTAATTCCCGTGCGTGATAAAACGCGTTACGGGGACAATGTGCATCTTCTTTAACCGCAAGTTCCAGTAGCGGCATATATTGCCCGCGGGATTTTGTATTGTCGGGCAAGTGCTGAACCAATAACATATCGGTATGCGCGTAAATTTCCGTGATGCGACCATCAGGTCGGGGGTACTCATGGACCGCGTGCCAGAACCTATAGCCGTGCCGTGAAAAAATCTTTTCGTAAAAGAAAGATATTCCGCAACCCCAATCAAACTTGTATCGCAAGCGGGTTGTTTTGCCTAATTCCCAAACCCGTTCAATTTCTTCACGCCAACCTTTTTCTAATACTTCATCAAGGTCTAGGCTAATCACTACATCAATATCACGCGGCAATAATGCTAAAGCCGCATTACGGGCCAAATCAAACCGCCAAGGGCTAATACAAATATCGTGAACGATTGCACCACATTCCAAAGCCAATTTAACTGTATCGTCAGTTGAACCCGTATCGGCAATGCAAATTAAATCTGCATCTTTAGCCGAATCACAAAACCGCTGAACAAATTGCGCTTCGTTCTTGCTGATTGCGCTGATTGCTATTTTCATATCTTGTCCTATTCCATTCACCAAAGTATTGTTGTTCGGCGGCTATCCTTGCATCGATGGCATCTTGTAAATTAACAAACCGCCCAATGTTAATTTGTTTAAAGTTTACTTTAATAATTGCCCGCCATTTGCCAGTTTGTTTGTCAAAACATACACCTTTAAAACCTGATGTATTGGCTTTTGATAGCCCAAGATTTTTGCCGTTTTGGTTGTTACTTGCTTCACGCAAATTGCAAATACGGTTGTCAGTCCTGATGCCGTTGATGTGGTCGATTTGGTCTTTAGGCCATTCACCGTAATGCAAAGCCCATGCAATCCTATGCGATTGCCAACGCTTTGGGCCTATGCAAATACCCGCGTAGCCGCTATGCAATAGCGTACCCGCTTCTTTCTTTTTGATGCGCCCTTTACCCTTGGCAACCCATCGAATTACACCAGTATCAGGTTCATACGAAAGCAATGATTTAAGTTCATTTATATTCATGCTTTCAATTATGCCACAAATTAAGGTTTGGGGTATTTTGCTTTTACGGCTAAACACGCATCAATGTATGCTTGTATTTGCGTTTGGTCGCCTTTTACTACACCATCAATGTAATCTGTAATTGATGGATATTCAGCGGCACGGTTGCGTTGATATTGTGTTTTTTCTAATTCTAACTTTGCCGCTATTTCTTGCTGTTCTTGTAAATCCCATGCGGCTTCTTCTTCATCAGTAAACGGGATGTTGCCTTCGGGTGTTGCGTGAAATCTTGCCATGATTATTCCTTAACTATTCTTTAAGCCGTATAAACGAAATGTGCCAGTAAGAGTTCCGCTTCCCATATAAAGTTGAATTCCTGTCATTGCAGAACCAATGCTTGCGTAGTTAACTGAAAAATGATAAACATGGGGTCTTGATGTTGTTCTATTTTCTTGCCCCGTTCCCCAAAATCCATGCGCTTTGGATGTGCTATTTACATTAGGGCAATAAATAATAAAAGTTCTATCGGGTGTTCCACCTGTATTTATATAACCGGCACTCGCCAAAAATCCTCGACTATCTGTTGGGCCTGTATTGCTTGTAACTGACCATGTGCTATCCATAACACCTATGATATAACCGTAAAGCGATGATGTTTGCAAAGTTCCACCAAGATAGATTTTTGCGTTCATTGCAACACTATCTGAACTAGATACATTTTGCGCAACAATCATATACATATCGTATGTGCTATTCATTCCCGTAACATCTACAGTACTAGCCGCACTAGCAGTTACTGTATTTATGTAAATCCATGAACCACCACTAGGCGTTGACCAAGTAGGCGCAGAACCTGAACCCGCGCTTGTCAATACTTGGCCCGATGTGCCACTAGAAATAGCCCCAAACGCACCCGCATTGTTGTATTGAACTTGGCCTGTAGAACCCGCAGGGGATGTTGTTGTAGGTGTTGACCATGTAGGTGAAGCACTAGAACCACCGCTTGTTAATACTTGCCCTGATGTGCCATAACTAGGCGTACTACCGACACCAATTGCTAATGTTGTACTAACAGTTAATGCAGTTGTTCCATTGGTTTGCAATGCCAAAACACCGCTATTATCTGCGCTTGTTTTAAGCCCTGCTACGCCGCTTACTACGCCATCATCGGCACTAATATTTGTTGCCATGCTTACTCCAATGTAATTGCATCAGGGTTATTGGGCCATGCGCTAAATGTTCTTGGTTCTGTAATAGTGCTTGGCAAATCGCGTAATGCTTGGCGGTATGTTGCCCATTCTGTTTTCTTAGCAATTGTGCAATCTACCGCTTGTGTCCAATCGCAAGCATTTAACAGTTGATTCCGTGTGCCGCGAATGTTAGACATTGCAGAATCTTTAGCCGCTTGTATTTCTTCCGCAGTTAATAATTGAACTTCAACAATAGATACAAATTCGCCATCATCATAAGCCGCGCATTGAACTAACTTTTGCGTTAGTCTGTCATGTGCTTTAAAGGCGTTGACCTTTTTGGCATTGTTAGCAGTTAAGAATTCATCGCTTGGGCCATTGGCATTAAACGATGTATTGGCAAACAGTTCGCGGTAATCGTTTACTGTAATTGGGTTTGTCAAAATTGCAATTTGCATAATATTCCTTAGTATGGGCCTGTATTAGAAAATGCCGCGGTTGGCGGTGTAAAGTTTGCGGTGTATCGGGCATAGCCTTTGGTGATGCGGAAATCGTCAATATAGCCGTTAAAGTTCAAACTATTATCCGAATTTTGACCAACTCTTGTTGCACCGCCATAAGCATATAAAGCACTAGATGTTGATTGTGTTAACACAGAAGTTCCATTGACATACAAAGTAAAAGTGCTTCCATTTCTTACAACCGCAACGTGATACCAAGTATTTGCTGAATACGAACCACCTGTTGTTGTATTAACCCACAAATTATTAGATGTGCTGATTAAAAGATACCAATCGTTTGTGCTTGTAGCCACTTGTAATTGCGAAAAACTATTGCTTCCATTGATTGAAAAAAGTGCTTGTGTTGCTGTCGCATTTATATATGCCCAACATTCAACAGTAAAGTTCCCCGCACCTAAATCTAAATTTGGTGTGTATGGAGAATATAACCAATCACCTGTCCCATCAAACGACATTGACCCTGTTCCATACTTCTTAACGCTTGTAGAAATCTGTGCGTTACCAACAGTTTCTAAGTCGTTCATCATGGCGTTGTCAAAGATTGCGCCATTGGTCATGTTTGTAAGCAATGATGTGTTTGTAATGGCGGTAAGCGGCGTAGTTGGCGGGGTAAATGTAGTTGTGTAAACCGCAGTTCCTTTGACAATCCGAAAGTCAGTTATATAGCCATTAAAAGGTTGTGCCGATCCTGTTGTGTGTATTGGTGCGCCAATTCTTGTGCCGCCTATAGCCCCGTTAACAGTTCCAGAAACTGTGCCTGTTGCTCTAGATACCCCATTTACATAAACAGTAACGCTTGTTCCACTTCTAACTACGGCAATGTGATTCCATGAATTTAATAAAACATATGTTGAAATGCCGCCAATATTATTATTGTTTACATAAACTGCGTCATAAATTCCACCAATTGTTCCAAGCCTAATCATTACTCCATCTGTGTATAAACCAACTTCAGTAACAACGCCATTAAGTCCTCTTTCTGTTTGATACACCCAACATTCAACAGTAAACGAACCAGTAAAAGAAAAAGCAGAATTTGCAGATACATCAAGCCAATTTGAAGATGCAAAAATTCCTGACCCACCAATCACGCTTGTGGAGTAGGCAGTAGAAGTACCAAATGGGTTAAAGCGTTGAACGCTTGGTGTGCCAAAAGAAGAAATGATTGCGCTAGTTGTACTATTATCAACAAACCGATTTGATTGACAAGTTAGCAATACAGTATTTGTGATTGCAATAAGAGGAGTTGTTGGGGGCGTAAATGTATTTGTATAAACTGCCGTACCTTTAACAACACGCAAATTAGATATGCTTCCTTTAAAACAAGCATTAGCATCTGCTGTAAAACTTTGCAATGATGCAATGAACAATGCTTGACTTGTGTTTACTGCGGCACTTGCGCTAGTAATTGTTATTACACTTGTGCCATTTAAATATATTTTAATAGTAGTTCCGCTACGAACTATTGCACAATGATACCAATTACCCGCGGCAACAATATTATTAGCAGAATAGTATTGACTTCCGTTGTACCAAACTACTAATGCGTTAACTGTACCCACATCATTTGAATTTATTTCTAAACCAATACTATTTGCGGCATCGTATGTTCCAAAACTAAAAATTCTAGGGTACAAAGGCGACCCAACTCCAGTACCTGTTGGTAATTGTGACGGGTTAATCCAACATTCAACTGTAAAGTCGCCTGTTAAATTAAAAGCAGAACTATATGGAACGCTTAAATAACTTCCAGAAGAAGCAGTAAAAGTATTCGACCAACCAGACCCATAAGGCGAGAAAGAACCTTGGGTTGTATTGCCGTTGCGGGTAATAGGAAAATTATTTCCGCTACTGTCTATAAATGTATTGTTCTGTGCGCCATTAGTCCCATCGCCATGCAAAAGCATAGTGACATAATTAAATTGCGGGTCAGGCGGCCCGCCTGAAACTGAAACTGAATCTGTTTTTGATGCGGCAAACATTTATCAATCCTTATGGTGTGTAGTTTTGACCAACATTAACGCCATACCAGTTTGTTCCATCGCTAAAGAACGAATAAATATCTTGCCTACTTGCCGTAGCAGTAATCGTTGGCGCAGTACCACCCGCCCATTTAACCGTTGACCAAGTTACCGTGCGTGAACCCGTTGCATCTTGCTTTAAAAACATGATGAACGATTTGCCGCTAACCGCGCTAGGCATCGTAATTGTTGCGTTGCCTGTTAGCGTAATAATTTGAACCGTGCCGTTAGTCAATGCCAAAGTAATAGCGGTTGAACTATTTGCCGTAAATGGCGTTTCGGTGTAGTTAGTAACAGTTGGGTTTGTTAAAGTTAACGATGCCAATGTGCTAGTAAAACTAGGCGCACTAGCACCATTTGATTGCAACAATTGCCCCGATGTACCCGCCGATGTAAACGCTAAAGTTGTTCCATCGCCAACCGCTACTGCGCCCGCCGTTGGGGTGTTGTTACCGTTAAGAATGATTGCCATTTTTTAATCCTTTAAAGAACAACCCAACGCTGACCTGATGCGATGGTTACTGTATATCCGCTTGCAATGGTCATCGGGCCTACTGAAAATCCATTAGTACCGCTATTCAAAGTTTGGTTTGAACTTACTGTATCCAAGTTAGGAACAATCGGGCCACCCCCCGCGTTAGCCCCCGTAGGCCCTGTTGCGCCAGTATTTCCTGTTGCACCAGTTGGCCCGACTACGCCTTGTACGCCCTGAATTCCCTGTACGCCCTGCGGCCCTGTCGGGCCTACATCGCCTTGAATCCCTTGTGTTCCCGTAGGCCCTGTTGGGCCTTGTGCGCCTGTTGCGCCCGTATTACCCGTTGGGCCTGTTGGCCCTGCGACCCCTTGTGCGCCCGTATCACCCTGCGGGCCTGTAGGCCCTGCCACGCCCTGAACGCCTTGGATACCTTGCGGGCCAGTTGGCCCTGCTACGGTAGATGCCGCCCCTGTCGGCCCTGTCACCCCTTGGATGCCCTGTGCGCCTGTTGGCCCTGCAATGCCCTGAATACCTTGGTCGCCTTGGATACCTTGGATGCCTTGTGCGCCTGTCGGCCCAACCACGCCCTGAATACCTTGGATGCCTTGGTCGCCTTGAATACCTTGCGCCCCCGTTGGGCCTGTCGGCCCGACCACGCCTTGCGAACCAGTTGGGCCTGTTGCGCCTACTGCCCCTGTTGGCCCTGCTACCGTACTTGCCGCGCCTGTAGGCCCTGTTGCGCCTGTTGGCCCTGTCGCGCCCACTACGCCAATAGATTGAATAATTGCAATTAAATTGTGATTGTTTGCAAAACCAGTTGTTCCCGTGCCGCTAGATGTTGTCAGGGTAACGGGGCAAGTTACTGAAGTGTTAGGCACTACCGTTGGGTTAGCAGATAAAACCCATTGTTGGTAATTGTTTGAATTGGTTGCATCTTGCAAGATAAGGCTATCGCCTGTTTTTAAGAATCCCAAGAACAAATCAACATCAATGCCGTTGCTTGTTAAGTGACTAAAGGTAAGACTAGTTGCAGATATTTGCGTTGCGTTATTCCAAAACACATGACCCGATGTAGGTGTACCCGATGTTTGCGTAGTATCCGCATCATATTGGTAATACGATGAAGATTGACCATCAGCACCCGTAGCACCTGTTGGGCCTGTAGGCCCTGCTACTGTAGATGCCGCACCCGTTGGCCCTGTAGCCCCTGCCGCGCCCGTGCTTCCCGTTGGCCCTGCTACGCCTTGTGCGCCCGTTGGCCCTGTAACGCCTTGAACGCCTTGTGCGCCTTGCGCCCCCGTTGGCCCTGCGATGCCTTGCAAACCTTGTTCGCCCTGAATTCCCTGAATACCTTGTGCGCCAGTTGGCCCAATCGCGCCTTGGATGCCTTGCGCCCCTGTCGGGCCAGTAGGCCCTGCAACCGTACTATCAGCACCCGTAGCACCCGTAGGGCCAATTGCGCCTTGAATACCTTGTGGGCCTGTAGGCCCTGCGTTGCCTTGAACGCCTTGCGCCCCTGTCGGGCCAACCGCACCCGTTGGGCCTGTATTGCCGTTAGCACCATTAACGCCCGTAGGCCCTGTCGGGCCATCATTTCCGTTAGCACCCTGCGCCCCTGTTGGGCCTTGGATACCTTGTATGCCTTGAACGCCTTGAATACCTTGAATTCCCTGCGGGCCAGTAGGCCCTGCTACGCCTTGCGTACCTTGTCCAGTAGGCCCTGTAGCCCCCGTAGGGCCTTGCACCGTAGATGGCGCACCAGTAGGGCCAGTAGGCCCTGCGCCGCCCGTAGCACCTTGCGCCCCTGTAGGCCCTGTCACCGTGCTAGGTGCGCCAGTTGCACCCGTTGGCCCTGTAGGGCCGCTACCCTGTGGGCCTGTCGGCCCTGTAGCCCCGCTAATCGCCCTATCAATCCTTAAATCAATGCGCGGTTGTGGCGTTACTTGTAGGTTTACATTGTTGCCATCTTGAACGGAAACTTTGATGTTGCTCATAGGACAATAACCCCATCGCTACGAACCAAGAACAACAAGAAAATAATGGAATCATCTGCGGGCGTAGTTCCCGATACGGGAAAACTAACCTTAACGCGACCTGAAAAACCCACGGTATCGGCGGCATCAATTTCTAGTTGGGTATCTGTACTCATCAAGCCCCAAGCCGCCGCGTCTATAACCAATGTACAAGTTCCATTAGCGGCAACAATGTTAGTAATCGTTAACGGGATTGCCGCGGGCGGGGGGTTGTAATCTGCAATATCAAAAGTTAACCCGTTACGCGTATCAATAATGTTTGATAGTTCACGGCGAACAATTTGTGCATTAAGGGTTGCGCCTGTCAGATTGACGGGCAAGCCTGTAGCGGAATTGGTAAATGTCAAATTCCAATAGGTTTGTTGATTCCAAACCAATTCGCCCGCAAGAATGGGGTTGTCAAAACCGCTTACTTGTGCAAGGGTATTTTTATTAAAAATCGCCATAGCGTTCCCTAAACTTAGTTAGAACATCCGCGAATCCCGCGGTTATGGTGTATTGTATTTTAGATATTTTAGCCACTTACATAAATACACGCAATCATTTGTATATCAGTTGGGCTAGAAAATGTTGCCGCTTCCCGCGCTTTGGCTACGGTATAGGAACGAACCAAATCATCGGCTTGTTTCATGCCTTTGCCCGCGGTGCTAGACGTAACGATTAGGTCGCCAACGGCAATGTTGCCATTTTCCCCGCAAACATTTATTTGACCTTCACCAATAGCATTGATGATTGCTGAATAACTGGTTGGTTCGTAAACATAGAATTCAGGGGCGGGATTAGGAATAAATACCTTTTCCCCAACTTTATTAATTTTTACGGTATATCCATCAATCAAAGCGGCGGGCGGGGCTAATGCGTCTAGCGGTGTAGAAACATTAAAAACCCCAAGCGCACATTGATTTGCCGTTGTAGATTTTGTGACGGTGTAAATGGTATCGCTGATAGTGGATTTTCTAACTAAAACGCCATCAACAACAATATCGCCTTGAACAATTGTTTCTGTCTTAGAAATTAAACCATCGTGTGCGCCTGTAAACGGGCCACCAACGCCCGCATCAATGTAATACGCGTATCCTGTACCCGATGCAAGTTTAATTCGCGCCCCAATTCCACCGCTACCATTTAAAGCCGCAAAATCACCCGCAGGGTTAACGGGCGAACCCGCAGTTCCATTGTATTGATATTGAGTAACCGACAAACTAGCGGCTTCCGTATATCCCAAAACCGCAAGATTATAGTAACAAAGTCCACTTCCATTACCCGCTTGAAAGATTCCGTTATAACTTCCTAATCCTATGCCTTCCGTATAGACTAAAAATGTATCTGCAACCCTTGATGCAAATGCGTATGAGTACGCGGTTTTAGAAGTAGAAATATCATTACCGTAAACAATTGGCCCAAGCGCGGATGATGCCGTACCCGTGCGTTCAAAATACATTGTTGCGCCTGATGATGAACCACCCGCCGCCGCACCCAATTGCATTGTTGTGTTGTAACTTGTATTGGTAATTTGACCCGTTGTAATAGTTCCAAGGTTTGCGCTAATTGCGGATAGTTGACCAACCTTTAAATTAGAAAGGTATGGCACATTCCAAACTGTATTGTTTGTAGATGGGGAATAAACACCATCTGATTGGTAAACAGATTCGCCCGCAACAATAACGGGCGCAGTAGCACCCCAAACAGTTCCCGCACCCCACGAATCATTTGGCGGGTAAGATACGCTACCACTTGTTGTAATTGTTGTTGGCGTTGGCGATAAAGAACTTAAAGTAGTTTTTGAATAGCAAATACGCGCAGAATTTCCGTTAGTGCCAGTTGGCCCTAAGTTGCCCGTTGCCCCTGTAGGCCCTGTTATCGATGCCCCTGTAGGGCCTGTAGGCCCTGCCCCCGCTACAGGATTCCAAACCAATGACGCGCTAATTGGGCTTAATATTGAACTTGTTACATCATTGCCAACCATGTAAGCAAAATAATAAGTACCCGTGTTTAGCGTGATGTTGGCAAATGTGTAATAACTATTATTGGTAACGGGTTGTCCGTTAGTTGTTGATGCACTAGAAACTAATTTCCAATCTGCGGCAGTTGGCGTTGCGCTTGTAGTCCAAAACAAATTAGCAAAAGTTACGCGCCCTGTTGTTGGCACAAAAACTTGAACATCAATATAGGGAATTGTCGCGCTTGGAAATCCCGTAACCGTAGGCGCGGCTAATGGTGAAAAATAACTTACTGATGCCAAACCCGAATTAGGTATTGGCGTAAATTGCGTTATATCAAAGTCATCATAAACTTGCGCGTTGTACTCTGACATTTCCAATCTTGCACCTAATGAACCATCGGGTAAAGATGCTTCATTAACTTTCATTACGCGAAAAAGTTTTGCGTTCCAACCGTAATCAGCATTGGTAACGCTAACTACATCGCCCGCATCAACTTGGATGCCGTAATATGTAGTGGTAAAGCCTACAATTAAATCTTCGCGGGCTTGTTCTAATAAACGATTAGCAAGGTAATTTGCTTGTACCGAATCGTTAACCAAATCGTATGTGATTGAATATTTGTTAACGGGTTCGTTGGGATACAGTAAACCGCTAGGTGTTTCAATATTTACAAATGCGGCTTGGTCGCGGTTTTCTTTAAATGGGAATCGCGCTTCAACTTGGTTAATTGAACTTGTAATGTCAGTTGCGCTAACGCGGATTTCGCCAATGATGTTGTCATCATCAAAAGCATACGCCGTAGATTCGGCTTTGTTAATAACTACCGACCATTGACCCAATGCGGCGTTATAGGTCATC